GAAGATTTCAAAGAAATATTCAATATTTTGTAACATTCCACCGAAATGGCTCGTTTTGAGCCTATATCTACGTACTTTTTCTTATAAATAGTAAATAATAATGACAGCCTTACCATAGGTATAACATTTATAGGAGAATACAATGGCAGATCGCAATAAATTTGAAGAAATGCTCGAGCGTCTTATCAACGAAGATAAAACAGGCGCAGAAGAGCTTTTTCACGAAATTGTCGTAGAAAAGTCAAGAGACATCTACGAAGGTTTATTAGAAAATGATTTAGAAGAAGTAGCAGACGAAGAAGTTGATGAAGCAACTGATGAAGAAGTTGATGAGTCAGACGAAGAAGTCGATGAAGCTACAGAGGAAGAAGTTGATGAGTCAGACGAAGAAGTCGACGAAAACTTTGACCTAGACGAGTTTGAAGTTGAAGCAGACGACGATATGGGTGGAGATCCAGCAGATGATATGATGGGTGACATCGAAGATGCAGTCGACGGCGACGACGAAGGTGAAGATGAAGGTGAAGAAGGCGATATGGAAGATCGTGTTGAAGACCTAGAAGATGCACTAGATGACCTAAAAGCTGAATTTGAAAAAATGATGGCTGGCGACGAAGGCGGCGAAGATGACGCTGAAGACGATATGGAAGCTGGTGATGAAGAAGAGGCTCCAGAAGAGGAGGCTCTAAACTTTGGCGAAGCTGAAGAAGAAACTGACGAAGCTGTAGAAGTTGAAGAAACTAAAGAGCCTAAGTCAGACATTGACATAATGAAAGAATATGTTGAAAAAGTTACTCACAAACAAGGTGAAGATAACAAAGCTAAATCACCAGTAGCTGGTGCTAACGATATGGGCGGAGACGCTGGTAACTTAGTACAAGGTGGTGAAGAAAGCGGTCGTTCAGCAGATTCTGCTAAAGAAGAAGACGCAGGTAATGTAAACAAGCCAGGCGGAAAAGCTTCTAAGTCAATGAAAGCAGCGCCAAAAGGCTCTGAAAAGGGCGCAGCTGATAACAGCAAGTCTGTAATCGGCAAATAATAAGGACTGATTGATGAACAATCTTTTAAGGGAGCATTTGACATTCGACCAAGCACAAATGGTTGTTGAGTCTACCGAAAACGCAACAGGCGGCAAAGACCTTTATATGAAAGGCATCTGCATACAAGGCGGAGTGCGTAATGCAAACCAACGTGTATATCCTGTAAACGAAATTGGTAGGGCTGTCAAAACTCTCAACGATCAAATTCAAGGAGGATATAGTGTTCTTGGCGAAGTTGATCATCCAGAGGGCCTTAATATTAACTTAGACCGTGTGTGCCATATGGTCACAGATATGTGGATGGATGGACCAAACGGTTATGGCAAGTTAAAAATTCTACCAACCCCTATGGGCAACTTAGTTAAAACAATGCTGGAAAGCGGAGTTAAACTAGGCGTGTCTAGTAGGGGATCTGGTAATGTATCAGAAGACGGAAACGGAGAAGTATCCGACTTTGAAATAATAACAGTAGACGTTGTGGCGCAACCAAGTGCGCCAGGCGCATACCCAACACCAATTTACGAGCATTTAATGAATGCACGTGGCGGGATGAAGGCTTACGAATTAGCACAGGCAACAAAACACGATAACAAGGCACAAAAGTATCTAAAGGATTCGCTGATTAATATAATCAGTAAACTCCAATAATAAAGGAGAAATTAATATGTTGGATGCACTTAAAACACTTTTTGAAAATGATGTAGTTTCAGAAGAAGTGCGCAACGAAATTCAAGAGGCTTGGGACGCGAAGATCAAAGAGAATCGCCAACAAGTAACTGCTGAATTACGCGAAGAATTTGCTCAAAAATATGAGCACGACAAGTCAACAATGGTTGAAGCCATTGACACACTTGTTTCTGAGCGTTTAGCAGAAGAAATTGCTGAATTTGCAGAAGATCGTAAGCAACTAGCAGAAGCCCGTGCAAAATATGCAGTAGCACAGCGTGAAAACGCTCAACTACTAAAAGGATTTGTTATGGAGCAGTTAACAAAAGAAGTTAACGAGCTACACGAAGATCAAAAAGCAATGGCAGAAAATTTCGGTAAACTCGAAGAATTTGTTGTTGAAGCACTTGCAAAAGAAATTGCAGAGTTCCACGAAGATAAAAAAGACCTAGCTGAAACAAAAGTACGTTTAGTACGTGAAGCTAAGAAACACTTCGCTAAGGTTAAAACTAACTTTATCGAAAGAAGTGCTAAAGCAGTATCTGAGACAGTTGATAAAGCTCTTAAAAGCGAAATTGGCGCACTCAAAGAAGATATTGAAGAAGCACGTAGAAACGATTTCGGTCGTAAACTATTCGAAGCATTTGCTTCTGAATATGCTGGCTCTTACTTAAATGAGAAGTCAGAAACAGCCAAGCTAATGAAGGTTCTTAAAACTAAGGACGCACAATTGGCAGAAGCAAAAGCATTTGCAGCAAAAGCTAAGACACTAGCAGAAGCTCAGGCAACTGAGAAGAAGCGTTTAGTAGAAGCAGCCGAGCGCAAAGATGTTTTAAATGAACTTACTGGACCTTTAAGCAAGGATCAGAAAGAAATTATGATGGATTTACTGGAATCTGTCCAAACTGCAAAACTACGTTCTGCGTTTGACAAGTACCTACCGGCGGTTATCGACGGTAACACTCCAGCCAAAAAGGCAATCATTACAGAAGGCAAAGAAGTCACAGGCAACCGTGAGGAATCACAAACTAACGTTAGTAGTAAAGCAGACGCATCAGAGTTTAACAGCAAAGTTGTTGACATCAAGCGTCTAGCTGGAATATAATTTAAGGAGAATGAAATGTCAGAACTACTAGAAAGTCGCTGGCAGGAGACCAAAGGTGCTCTACTAGAAGGCTTAACAGGCAATAAAAAGTCTGTAATGGCAGCTACTTTAGAAAATACTCGTCAGTATTTGTCTGAGGCAGCTACAGCTGGAGCAACTTCTGCCGGTAACGTAGCAACTCTAAACAGAGTTATTTTACCAGTTATAAGACGTGTAATGCCAACAGTTATTGCAAATGAACTAGTTGGTGTGCAACCTATGACAGGTCCAGTGGGTCAAATCCACACATTACGTGTTCGTTATGCTGATGCTTTTAATAGCACAAGCGGAACAGACACAGCAGCAGGCGATGAGGCATTAAGCCCATTCAAGATTGCTGAAGGTTATTCAGGTGCAGCCGATGATAAAGGTGCTTCAACAGCAGCTTTAGAAGGTTCAGCTGGTAACAGACTAAGCATTCAGA